GGGAGATAAGCCCATTGCGGACGATATAGGGGATATACTAGTGGTTCTAATCAATATAGCTACACGGGACAATCTGAGCCTTTACGATTGCCTACAGGTTGCCTATGAGGACATAAAAGACCGTAAAGGTAAAATGGTCGATGGTGTATTCGTTAAAGAACGTCCTGTAAGCGATTCTGACAGTGATTATCTCAGAGGCTTTGGGGTAGGGTCGGGATTACCCTCAGCGTCCCTTACAAGCTACAACAAGGGACTCGTAGCGGGAATATTACATAAACAAGGGGGTAAATTATGAACATACAAGACTTAGAAACTAAATACAAAGAGCTAGGCGCAGAGCTAGAGCGTTTAAAGCAACAGCCCGTAGGTGTTTGGGAGCCTGAAATTGGCGGGACTTTCTGGAAGGTTGATGGGGACGGTATTGTCGTGTATTTGAGGAACGACTATACGGGGGCAGTGTCGCATCATAACGTCTACAAGACTGAGGCATTGGCAAAGAAAGCAAGTGTACTACAGCGTAGGGCTAACCTAGTTATACAAGCGTGTTTTAACTTTGACCCTGATTTTGTGCCTGATTGGGACAGTTTTATGGGCCAAGTTAAGTGGGGGTTTAGCTACAACCATTCGATTAACAGTTGGGTTAAGATTAGCTGCTGCCGATATGATAGGTTGGCTGCTTATGTGTCTACCTCCGCAATAGCCAACGAGGTTTTGGACTATTTAAACAATCAGGAGATTAACTAATGAGTTGGGTTATCTGGGGCAAGCATTTGTCTATAGAGTGGCGTAGTGGTACAGGTATCGACATTGAGTTCATGGATTCAAAGGCTGTGTGGACTCAAAACAGCTTCACTGGTGAGGTGGAGGCGATGCCCTTTATGGGTTGGATGATACGGCTGCCGTGTGTTATAATCAGCTACGGCAACGTGTATACATTCACAGAGGATGAGCAATAATGAGTAAAATTAAAGAGCAGTTGATAGGGTATGAGCATAAGAGTGAATGGTTGGATGCTACAGAGTATGTTCTAGTTAGTGAGTTAGTAGAGTATCAACTTTATTGTATGACAGTATCAGAGATGCAAGCAATGGCCGCTGATAGGTTGCGACAGGAATACCACGCAATGCCTTACAGTGACTTTAAACAGAAATACGACAACGCCTTCGGGGGTAACAGAGATGAGTAGATGCAAAGCATGTGACGTTATATTGACAAAAGCAGAGCTAAATAAAACCTACGGTAAAACAGACACAATGGTGGGAATGTGCTACGTTTGCTTGAGAGTTTCAACTAAAGCTTACACTGATTTTGACGCAACAGTTGACACCCAAATTGATTTTACAGTAAGTTTAGATGAATTTGAGGTTGACAGGGGGTATAACTAATGCTAGACTGAACTTATGTTATGTTCTTTAAGATTAAACATTAAAGTAACTAACTAAAGTATACTTAAGAAGATAAATCAATTTAATAACTAACTGAAAGGTAATAATTATGTCATTAGCAACTTTAGAAGGTACAGTAGCATTCGAGAACCTGAATGAGCACGAAATGTACAACGGTCAATCCACTGGTAAATTCTCTCTGGTAGTGTCTTTAGATGATGATACAGCAGGTGAGCTTGATGCCAAAGGTGTTAAGCTGCGAGAGTATGAAGGTGTCAAGCAGCGTAAGTTTAGCAGTAAGTTTGACGTCCCAGTATTGAACCCTGATGGGTCAGCCTTTAGTGGTCGAGTGACCAGAGGCTCTAAAGTACGTCTACTTTATACAGACGGTCAGCCGCACCCTATACACGGTATTGGTACTTACCTCAATAAGGTCAAGGTTCTGGAAGTAGCAGAGATGGAAGGCGCAGAGGATTTTTAAGGATGAAAGAAGAGTCTACCTTTGTACAGCATGAACCATGCCCTAAGTGTGGTTCAAGCAACAACCTTGCAAGGTACTCTGATGGACACGCTCACTGCTTCAGCGGTGGGTGTGGTCACTACGAGAGGGGCAACGGAACTGCCCCAGACTTTGCCGATGTAATTAAGAAACCAACGAGAGCATTTGAGATGACAGGAACTATAGCGTCAATCCCCGATAGGAAGATTTCACAGACAATCGCAGCTAAGTTCGGCGTGACTGTAGAGTTTTCTCCAGAGGGCAAGATTGTCAAGCACCACTACCCGTACTACGATAAAGACACAGGTCAGGCCACAGGGACGAAGGTCAGACAAGTAGAGAACAAAGGCTTCTACGCAACAGGAGATTTTAATAACGCTGGGTTATTCGGACAACAGGCATTTAAAAGCGGAGGCAAGTACGTCACTATCACAGAGGGAGAGGTCGATGCAATGGCTGTCTGTGAGATGTTCGATGGCAAGTGGCCAGTAGTATCAATCAGGTCAGGCGCAGCAGGAGCCTCCAAGGATATTAGAGCCAACCTTGAATGGCTGGAGACCTTCGATAATGTCTGTATCTGTTTTGATAACGACAAGGCCGGACAGGCAGCAGCCGCAGAAGTTCTTAGCCTCTTCACACCTAATAAGGCCAAGAACATTACGTTACCCTTGAAAGACGCGGGGGAGATGCTTAAAGAGCGTAAGGTACAGGATTTTGTTAAAGAGTGGTGGAACGCTAAGACGTACCAGCCTGACGGTATTATTAGTTTCGGCGAAGAAGGTGTTTGGGAGAAGTTTCTCAAGCGTGGCACAGAGGAAGTTATCCCACTGCCAAGTTGCTTTTCTGACTTAAACGAGAAAATGAACGGTGGTATAGTCGCTGGCGAAGTAACAGTTATTGGCGCGTTGACTAGTATCGGTAAGACAACAATGGTGTCCAATCTAATCAACGGTTTTGTTACAGAGAGTAAGCAGCGTATTGGTTGTATTTTTTTAGAGTCTGATGTTGGTGAGACAGTAGAGAATTTACTATCGCCGTATGCTGGTATCAACATTAGTAATATACCTGCTGCCGATAGGGATTATGAGACATACCATAAGAAGTACTTAGAGATGTCTGACTTAGATAATTTGCACATGTTAGACCACCAAGGGTCTTCGGAAACAGAGGCGTTGTTTGGCAAGATACATTATTTGGTTAAAGGTTTAGAGTGTTCTGTTGTAGTGATTGACCCGCTACAGGCCGCCGTCAGGAGTAACGACAACGTAACTATTGATGATTTTATGGACAGGTGCTTGAAGATAGCTAAGAATACAGGTGTTAGTATTATCTTAATTAGTCATATGCGACAGCCAGAGAAAGGCAAGGGCGCGCATGATGTAGGAGAGTACGACCTCAAGGGTTCGTCATCCATTAATCAGATAGCCTTTAACACTATACTCTTAAGCAGAGACAAGTTAGCTAAGGACGACCACGCTAGAAACTGTACTTTTGTTCAGCTTGTCAAGTGTAGACGGACAGGTAAGACAGGAGCTGCTGGTTGGTTACTGTACAACGATACTACTGCGAGACTTGAGTCAGTACCGCCTCCCATGCCTGAGACTATCGTGGAGTTCTAAAGTGAAGAAGATAGTCTTTGACATTGAAACCAACGGGCTAGAGCCTACTCTTATATGGTGTGTTGCAGTACGCGAAGTACACACAGGTGTGGAACTAGTGTTTACCAGCGAGGTTACTTTTAAAGCTTACTTTTACATTGAGCAGATGGAAATTATAGGCCACAACATAATTGGCTATGATATACCAGCACTCGAAAAGCTTTGGAACGTAGACTTCAATGGTAAGAAGGTAACTGACACGCTTGTTATGTCACGCTTGGCAGAGCCTTCACGCCAAGGTGGTCATTCACTAGATAGCTGGGGTGAACAATTAGGATGCCCTAAAGGAGACTACAATGATTGGCTTAATTTTTCTCAGGATATGGTGGAGTACTGTCAGCAAGACGTTAGAGTTAATGAACTTGTTTACAAGAAACTCCTCGTATCGCTTGCTGGTTTTAGAGACGAGAGCCTTGACCTTGAACATCAGGTACAGGTTATTATTGCAGAACAAATTAAGAACGGTTGGCTCTTAGACCAGAGAAAAGCATTCACTCTACTAGCTAAATTAAAAGAGAAAAAGCTTGACTTAGAGGATAGTGTACATTCTAAGTTCAGACCTTTACCTACTTTTATAAAACAAGTATCACCGAAGGTTAAGAAAGACGGTACGTACTCCATCGTTGGCCTGAAGTTCTTAGGTGAGCAGTGGGAGACAGCAGTAGCAGACTTTAGTAGGATTGATTACCCTGAGTTTAACTTAGGTTCGCGCCAACAGATAGGCCGATACCTACAGTACTTTGGGTGGAAGCCTGAGACATTTACTGAGAAGGGTCAGCCCATAGTAGATGAGTCAGTACTCAATAAAGTCAAGGGTATACCAGAGGCTGCACTGATTGGTGAGTACCTTCTAGTTCAGAAGCGTATAGCACAGATACAGAGCTGGATAACGGCAGTTAAGGATGACGATAGAGTACACGGTTACGTAAACGCTAACGGCGCTGTAACAGGCCGTATGACACACTCAAGCCCTAACATGGGTCAAGTACCAGCAGTCTACTCGCCTTACGGCCAAGAATGTAGAGCTTGCTGGACAGTACCTGAAGGTTATAGCTTGGTTGGTATGGATGCCAGTGGTTTAGAACTACGAATGCTGGCGCACTACATGAAAGATGGAGCATACACTAATGAAATACTCACAGGAGATATTCACACAGCAAATCAGTTGGCTGCGGGCCTTGAGACTAGAGACCAAGCAAAGACTTTCATCTACGCTTTCCTTTACGGCGCAGGAGATTCAAAAATCGGAAGCATCGTTGGAGGAACTGCAAAGGACGGCAAAAGACTTAAAACGAAGTTCCTACGAAATACGCCAGCTCTTGGTAGACTACGAGAACAGGTTGGAGTGGCTGCTGGAAGAGGTTATGTTTTTGGATTGGATGGAAGACGAGTGGCAATCAGGTCAGAACATGCTGCACTGAACAGCTTACTCCAGTCAGCAGGTGCTATTGTAATGAAGAAGGCATTGTGTTTACTGGAAGAATATGCTACTATATATAAAATTGACTATAAAATAATAGGAAACATACATGATGAAATCCAGACAGAAGTTAAATCAAAAGACGCAGAAAGGTTTGGCCGCTTGGCAACGGCTTGTGTTGAAGCTGCCGGACTTCACTACAAACTCAACTGCCCCCTCGCAGGGGAATACAAAGTCGGAAAGAGCTGGGCAGAAACCCACTAAGGAGTCGGCTAGGAGCAGGGAGAACCAGACAAGGATGTACGTAGACGGTAAGAGATACAGAGTGGGTAACCCTAAGCATCCTCACCATCAATTATATAAGGAAGAAGGTTTAGAGACAGTCTACGAGGTTATGAAAGGAAAGTCCCCCAATACCCAGAGACCTCGGTTCCTTACTTGGTTCAACAACTTATTTAAAAAGGCTGTATAATGAAACCTACCAAAGCTGATAGAAAAAAGTTTGACATTGACTTGGCTTACGGTGAGGTCAGGGAAGACAAGATAGCAGAAATGCTGACGGGTAAGAAGATAGAAGTCAAGTCAGAGAAGGACATGTGGCAGAAGACTGGTAACATCTGCATTGAGTACCAGTCATGGGGTAAGCCTTCAGGGATTGAAGCTACGGAGTCAGACTACTGGTTCCACAACCTCTGTATCGGGGAAGAAGAATACTGTACGTTAGTCTTCAGCACCCCCGTCCTGAAAAAGATTGTAAAAAGACTTGACAAATTCAAAACAGTTAGTGGTGGCGACCATAACGCTAGTAGGATGTTCTTGGTTAACTTACAAAAGTTATTCTCGACAGACGTTATCAAAGCCTTCAAGGAGTTAGAAGATGAACAAGACGACTGATACACTGGTAGACGACATTTACGCAATGATGGAGAGCAAGGACGCAGACCCCTCAGTTGACGTAGAGGCAGAGATAGAGAAGTTTGGTGAGAACGTAAAGGCTCTAATGCGCACAGAGTTCGGCAGAGATAAGCGAGTAGATAAACGAACGCTACGCTTGTCGAACGTAGGACGCACTGATAGATTCCTCTGGAACGTAGTAAACGGAACCAAGAAAGAGAAGATTGAGCCACACACCTACGTTAAGTTTATGTATGGACATTTAGTAGAAGAGTTGTTGTTGTTCCTTACCCGTATGTCAGGCCACACAGTTACAGACGAACAGAAGCAGTGTGAGGTAGAGGGTATCAGGGGCTCTATGGATTGCAAGATTGACGGTATTGTTACAGATGTTAAGTCTGCAAGCAGCTTTGGGTTTAAGAAGTTTAAAGAAGGTAAGATACTTAGGGATGACCCCTTTGGCTACGTAGACCAGATTAAAGCCTACGCCTACTCAGAAGGCGAGACACAGATTGGTTGGTTAGCCATCGACAAGACAGTAGGTCATCTCACTTACCTGAAGTACGACTTAGCAGACCCAGAGTTTAAGGTTGACATGGAGTTCAACGGCACGATAGCTGATAGGATTAAGTACCTCAAGGAGATGGTAAAAAAGCCTGAGCCAGAGGCAGTGTGTCATAAACCTAAGCCAGACGGTAAGTCAGGTAATATGCAACTGGCTATGGGTTGTTCTTACTGTCAGTACAAGAAGCACTGCTACCCTAAGCTGCGTTTGTTTAACTACTCTTACCAGCCTAAGTATCTATGCGAGGTAGTGAAGGAGCCAAACGTACAGGAGTTGAAGCTCAGTGACTAAGAAGAAAACTAAGTACAGGTCAGGGTTAGAATCAGCGTTAGCAGACGCACTAACCAAAGAGTTTATCTACGAGCCTTACAACTTGCCTTACACAACACACAGGAAGTACACTCCTGACTTTGTGAACGAAGACAAGAAGATACTAATAGAGGCTAAGGGCTACTTCAGGGTAGGTGACACACAGAAGTACAAGGCTATCAGAGACTCTATGCCAGAATGGGAGTTAGTCTTTGTGTTGTCAAACCCCTTGACTAAAGTACGAAAAGGTAGTAAGATGACAATGAGTCAGTGGTGTGAGAAAGAAGGCTTTCCTTGCTACACTGTTAAAACAAGTAACGAATTACTTAGGTATGTGAGAGATAAGATATGTCACTAACATTTGAGGAATACAAGGAACAGTTCGTCAGGGAAAACGATGAGATACTTATCTTAGAGATACTTGAAATAGACGCTGACGATTTACTAAACGCCTTTGAAGACAGGCTTATCAGACACAGAGAAGAGGAATTAGAAGATGGACACTCTTAAAAAGTTGATTGCTGAAAACGAGAAGTTGTTCGATGAGTTAGAGTTTTGGAAGTCAATAGCTGTAGAACTTTATACGCCTGAAGACGCTTACGAAGAATTTTTACGAGACGTAGAGAGAATGCACCATGAAATGGATTATGACGACACAGGGGAGATACACGGATGAGCAT